AGGTTGTTTAGCACAAGGTTTCCCATCATACTTACCACCAGCCTGAACCCATCCACCATCATCAAACCAGTCCTTCAATGAATATCCAGAAGATTTTGCAGATTTGCCATCTGTCTTACCTTCTTTCATGTCCCTTTCAGAAGAATTAACTTTTCCGAAGCGCATTGCAGCACGATCAGGATTAATTGGTGGTTTAGTTTTTACTTGTGTTTTTCCTGGTTTTGCTTTAGGTCTACCACCTGCTCCATGGAGCAGACCTGCTTCGTCAATAACTTCACCTTCTGGATCATATGAGTTATTGATACCACCAACTTTATCAATTGCTTTACCTAGTTTACTCTTTATTCTATCTCTCAATGAAGTTTTTGCTGCAGGTTTTACAGATGACTTTCCTTGTATTCTATCAGAATAAGCCTTATAAGATTCTCCAGGACGTAACTTCTTAGGATCTTCTTTTGGTTTTGATGCAGCAGCACTATCTTCACGAGCACGAAGTTTATTTCCAGCACCACTAATTCTCTTATCCTTTTCTGGATCTGGGTGCCAATAGTCTCCAGCTTCATTGAAGATTTCGTTATAAGTGGGTGCCATTTTTAGTTGCTCCTGCGTTGCCATTTTATTTGCCGTTGCATACATTACGTCTGTTGCTCTTCCACCATAAAGTTTCTTCCAACGATGAAACCCCTTCTTCATACCTTTGACATATCTTTCAGCAGTACGATTTACTGGTGCTTTGGCCCCAAATCCTTCAGCCATATTTATCCACCAACAATCTGGACTTCTTCTACCGTAATTGCATTACTGCCTGCAGTGATCTTCACACATCTATGTACATATGCTTTATTACCACTGGTATATGCATAGTCAGCAGCTGCAGCAGATGAGTCAATATCTGTAGTAATTGTATTACCAGTTGCTGCAGTAATCGTTTTACCTACAGTATCTGCAGATTCAAATGCAGATGCAATTACTGAAGATGGATCTAGGACTGCAATAAAGTCTCCTACTGCAAATGGATGAGTATCAGTTGTTGCCCCTACAACATCTCCTAGTGTATATACTGCAGTAGCAGAATCTGTTGCAGCCGTGATTGCTGCTCTTCCTGGACTAGCACCCTTTAGAAGAATTGCTTGACCAGCAAAAAGTTGGATAGCAGGACCACTACCAAAAGTAACAGTAGATGCAGATGCAGCACTAACTCGGTAGACACCAGTTTTTACAAGTTGATATTCTATTCCAGCCGCAGCAATACTATTTGTACTTATAACGTTGAGAACGGTCATACTAAACTCCAAGTTTTTCTTATCCTATCTTCTATTTAGTTTCTTTTAAGTTTTGCTGTTTAAGCAATTTTTGCAATTCTGCTGTACTACCAACAAATAATGCATTGGTTACGTTGTTTGGACCTTTCTTTGGATCGTCATCCAACTCTTTCATTTTTCTCTGCAGATCAATGAGTTTATCTGCTACGTCTCCAACGTTTTTAATAAGTTGACCTGCAACTTCATAAGCACGAGGATGATCTGACGCTCGTGCCACATCAAGTATGCCATCTACTGCCTCCTGTCCTTTCATAACTAAGTTGTGCAATTGGGCACGAGTAACCTCATAATCTTGTTTGATATCTGGAGACTCGCTTCTTTTCAATAATGGATTTTCACTTTCATATTTTTGGATTTCAGTTGGTTCAGTGCCAAATACATCATTTAATCCATCAAAAGTACTCATATTTAAATTTCCTCATCAACTCCAGTTGTAGGATTACGTTTTTCGTTATCAGTAAACTCTTCTTTAGTAATACCAAATCCAAAATCATCGTCAGCATCTGCGTCAGTTGGATCTGGCTCAATTGTATATCGCACTTCTCGTGGTGCTGTATTTACATTTGTATTTGTATAGTAATCGGTAATCGTCTTTTTAATAATCTTCGCTTCAGTAACAGGACCATATAGGAAGGTCTTGCAGGTAAAGGTTAGAGTATAAATGATCGCCCTTCTAGTCTCAAAATCTCCTTCGTAATCATCTTCATAGTCAACACTATTGAGGACTACAGGAACATCTTTAGTTTCATTCATCTCATCCAACAATCTAATTGGTAGATTGTAATGCGGTTGAAAATATGGAAGAATCTGCTCAATAATTTGAAGACCATCTTCTTGAGTTTTCGAAATAATCGTCAATTGAAAACCTAGATTATATGGCACTGGCATGAAAACATTTTTATTTTCATCATCATCTCTTGCTACTTTAATTTTTTGTGTTGGTGATACTTTCCTTGAAGGATCATAATCAATGCCATCTATTTCAAATGCAATCCTAGGAAGAGTGATCTGCACTCTCTTATTAGTTGGATCTGGAGTTTGAGCCAACCTTGCGAGGAATTTTTGCTTTGGTCCATATGCTAGAGGTACTTTCATTACCTCATTACCTCTACGAATTTCAATATTATTGAAAAGAGTACCAAATGCAACAACAGTTTTTCGAAAGACTTCGTGATAAGAATAAGTGCCTAACATAGTCAGATAGTAGTATCAGTTATTTGTCCAATATGACCGAATGGATTGCCCTCGGTAAAATCGATAATATCATCATCCGCTTCTTCAAACGTATAATTTTGGTCGATAGTATCGTCGGTATTAGTATTATTTAGTGTGTTATAAGAGAAAGGACTCCACAGAGCACCAGATGTCAACCCCTTAATTGTCTCAGCAGTATTAAATGTGCCCGTGCGATTAATTATCTGCAATTCCCTCGTTGAAGAATTCCATGATTTGACTTCTGCTCTATTGTCCCTTGGCGATGGGGCGATTGTTATCGTGGGCGCGGCAGCATATCCACTACCAGGATGAGTAAGAGTTATTCCAGTAACAATACCCGATGCAGAAACCACGGCAGTGCCAGTTGCTGTTGTGCCACCAGGCGGCGGAGCACTAAATGTTACAGATGGAAGTATTAGTGGATTATAAAATTCACCACCATCAGTAATGCTTGGAGTAGTGACTGCTCCGCTGGATAGTGTTGTTGTTGCGGTTGCTGTATGCAAATTGCCAACTACTTCTTCGCCAACAGTAAAGTTTCCAACTCCACCAGGATCCATAATCAACTTAATCGCATTTGCAAATGCAGTTTCAATAGCGTCAATTTCAGTAACTCCAGTATCCAACTCCTCATCACTATATTCAAAGATCTCGCAACGGCACTCCCAAACATATCCCTTACCAAGTTGATAAAATGGTCTTTCTGCCTCTACAAATTTAATTTCAAATAAATGCTTTGTTGCAGGAAACCAGATCAGATCACCTTCATTTGGGCGACCTTCAACATTTAGAGTAGAATTATCATCTACTTTTTGTTTAAATTTTTTGCGAGAAAAAATAAAAGTTGTTTTATCTTCAATTCGTACTCCAAATTTTGAAAGTAATTCTCCTTGCCCTTCCCACCCATCAACATTATTTACATACGCCCTAACAGTAAGTGCTTGTGTGAATCTACTATTCTCTACCTCATTTAATATAGTATCTCTATTCACATATGTACGAGGTAAGTAGTAGATATTTTGACCATAAATTTCAATACTCTCGACAATCAAATTCTCAATAAAAGTTTGCTCTTGTGCAGATCCATTTACATTTAATCTACAAGAACTATCATAATCTGAGTAGAAGCAATTTGTTGGAGGCGTATTTGAATATGTCATTTTATCCTATTAGATCCATTGGTGGGTATTCATAAGTATTGCGTAGTCTTTCCTCAAGATCCTTTTTAAATTGGGAAGCATCTTCTAAAATTTGACGACCATTAAGAGTCACACCACCTAGCATTTGTATACCATCATATTTACTTAGATTGCGTCCCCATTGTTGTTGAAATAGTGCTTCTACATAATCTTTCAACCAAGCATCATTATACATGGATGTATAATCATCTGGATCCTGGCGCACAGTGCAATCTACTAAAATCCAATCTCCCGCATTTAAACTATCCCAATCAAAATCTAAATATAATCTATTTTGATATTGATTCCATTTCACTCTACGATTAGCTTGAGAATTCGTCACCCAATCAAGAGTTTCTAGATATTGAGATGTCATAAAATAATGCAAGATCTGCCCATGAGTCATTCCGTAAATATCATTTAAGAAAATTTGATATTTGATATTGAAGATATTTCCAGGAACTACACTAGAAGCTCCAATATTAGTGTATACATGATTTATTCCAATAACACCATCTGGCATACTTACATAGTTTTTATTTTCATACCAATTTCCACCAAGAGATTCTGCAGTCTTGGAGGCAGCAATAATGGCATCAGTTACTTGAATTTTAATAAAAGCACCAATACTAGCATCATAATGATACTCTTGCATATAATCAATAGCTTCTTCAATTAAATCATCCAACTGCTCATCACAGACATTGATATCTACCGCAGGGTAACCTAACCTACGAAGACAATACATTTTTAGTTCTTGTTTTGTTGCGGGTCTAGTTGCTGACATGTCTTATCAAGCGAATGAGGAAATTGTGAGTGTTGTTACATTATTAGCGGAGACTGTTTCTCCAACCTCAAAGAATCCATCTACAGCGTTAACTGTTGCTGAAGTTGCACCAAGAGCAGTAATGACTCCAGTAGTACCAGTTGTAGCACCAGTAAGAGTGTTTCCAACTTTCATTTCTTTTACTGCACTAATAGTAATAGTTGCTTGCGGCGTAGTACCACCTGTAATAGTAATCACATCATTTGGCGAATATCCAGTGCCATCATTGTTAATCGTTACGGAAGTAACAATACCTGCAGTAGCAACAATATTAACAGTCAATCCACTACCAGTGCCACCAGTTGTAGCAACACCAGTTGAAGTTAGATAACCATTACCACCACTTAGAGTTGCATTGTTAAAAGAGACAACATCTCCAGGAGTGGGATCTCCAGAAAGATTCAATACCAGAGTAGTATTAGTTTCTAGATTATTTAACATTGCCTTCAATTGTGCAAATGCATTATCTAATTGATCCTGCACTCTTGCTTTAGTATAATAAAGTTTCGTGCCCTCTGCTAGATTTGTTGTCGTGAAATTAGATATACTGCTTACCTGGCCAGTTACATTACCAGTAACATTACCAGTAACATTACCAGTCAGAGCACCAGAAAATGTTGCTGCGGTGACGTTACCAGAGGCATTAAGGCTTGTTGCACCTATAGCCCCAACGGTAATATTAGGAGTTCCAGAAAGACCCGTTGCATTACCAGTTACATTACCTGTTACATTACCAATCACATTACCAGTCAAGTTTGCTGTAATTGTGCCCGCAGCAAAGTTTCCAGAGGCATCACGAAGTACGAGGTTATTTGAAGAATTTCCTGATGTTGATGCAACGTTAATAACGGTATTACCAGCGATACCATCACCATTAGTAATCGTTATACCTGAACTTGCTGTGGCAGAAATACTTCTTTGTGCATATGTATTTGCTGCGGTTCTCACTACATAACCAGTGCCTGCCATTGCCGCTAAAGCAGTGATATCAGCGTCTACAAATGTAGTAGATATCGTTACATCTGCACTACCGTTGAAACTAACGGTGCCTGATACTGCCCCGCTTACTGCAATATTACGAGCAGTTTGTAGAGTAGTTGCAGTAGAAGAATTTCCAGTCAATGCTGCAGTGATTGTGCCAGCAGCAAAGTTTCCAGAAGGATCCCTAACTACAACTGTGTTTGATGTATTTGTTGATGCTGTTGTAAATCCATCTAATAAATCTGCATTTAAATTATTGACTTTAGTTGTAGATGTAACGATAAATGGTGCCGTGCCACCAGCAACGTTAGATGTAATCACACCATCTACTGTTAATGCACCATCGATATTTGCATTAAAATCAACACTTAAAGCAGTGCCAGATCCAGTCAATTTTAAGCTACCAGCACGGAGAGATCCATCGGTACCAGTAAATATTTCAGATGAATTGGTTGCAGTAGTTAAGAAAACATATTCTAGCGTTGATCTATCGAGACCGAAGAAACCAACTTTCGCTGTAGTGTCGAAATAACGGAATTCAACACCACGATCCTTAGAATCATCAGAGACTGGTGCCGTGTCGCCACCCAAAGTAATAATAGGGTCATCGACAGTAGTGACCGTAGAGTTGACCGTAGTGGTTGTTCCATTGACAGTAAGGTTACCTCCAACAGTTAGATTACCATGTGTTGATACAGCGCCAGTTAAATTAGTGACACCAAAAGCAACTCTGGAATTTGTATTATCCCAGATATAAAAATCACCACCGATATATGCGTTTTTGGATACCCTAAGTCCACCATCCGTTGTTAATGAAACCGCATTATCAGCAAAACTTGTA